GATAGGAGTACAGTATTAGATGAGGCAAGGGCATGTGCTGCGTTAACCTTACCTTATCTACTGCCTCCTGATGCTCATAAAGAGAATACAATCTTAGATAATCCCTACCAGAATGTAGGGGCAAGGTTAGTAAATAACTTAGCTAATAAACTAGCTTTCACTATGCTACCACCTAATACTCCATTCTTTAGGTTAACACCTGATGAAGACACAAGGGACTTGTTAGAACAACAGGGAGAGGAAGCATTAGTACAAGCTAATCGTATAGCAGTAGCTATTGAGAACCTAGCACAAAAGAAGATTGCTAGTGAGTACCTAGCAGTGCCTGTAGTAGAACTATTTAAATCATTAGTTGTTACAGGTAATGCCTTAGCTGTTAAGATAGAACCACAGAATAGACTAGATAAAGGTCTTAAGACATATCGTTTAGATAACTATGTTATTAACAGAGATTATAGAGGTAATCCTATTGAGATTGTAACTAGAGAAACAGTAAACCCTAATACACTTGATGAGGATATTGTAACTGCTTTAGACTTAGATATTAGTGATGAAGCAGAGGATGTTGTACTCTATACAAGGGCTGTCCTTAAGATGGGTACTTGGTATGAATATCAATATATTGAAGATAACTATATTGAGGATTCATTAGCTACTTATAGTAGAGAAACATTTCCTTATATTCCATTACGATGGACAAGTGTTAATGGTCATAACTATGGTGTAGGGCATTGTTCTCAACATAAAAGTGACTTAATTACATTAGAGGGTGCATATCAATTACTATTAGAATCAGCTAGTATTGCTGGTAAGACTGTGTTTGGTATTAAACCGGGTAGTCAAATTGATATGTATGAATTCAACAATGCACAGAATGGTCAAGCTATCTTTGCTGACTTTGATAATGAACTCACAGTAGCTAGAGTAGAGAAGCATAATGACTTACAACTAGTAATGAACATTGTAGACCAGACTACTAGACGTTTAGAGCAAGCATTTCTAGCTGCTTCAAGTGCAGTTAGAGATAGTGAACGGACGACTTTAGGGGAAATTCAGTATATGGCACAAGACCTAGAACAATCTCTAGGTGGTGTTTATAGTGTGTTTGCACAAGAGTTTCAAGTACCTCTAGCTAGACTAGTATTAAATAGTTTACCAGAGGTAGATACAGAGGGCTTTGAGTTTATTCCTATTACAGGTATAGAAGCCCTAGGGCGTAATAATGACTTACAGAAGCTTAGACAGTTCTCTATGTTAATTCAAGAAACACCTGTGTTACAGGAAGCTATTAAGACTAGGTTTAATGTAGATAACTACATTGAAGATATTACAGTAGCTAGTAACCTCCCAAGTGGTAGATATATTAAAACCAAAGAACAGCAACAGGCTGAAGCTCAGGCTATGCAAGAGCAACAGTTATTAGCACAAGGTGGGGGAGCATTAGCACAAGCTGTTGGACAAGAAGGTGGAAAGGCTTTAGTAAATGGCGGACAACAACAAGGTATGTAAAACATGCCAAGGTAAGGGCTATGTGATAGCTGGTAACCTAAAAATACCATGTATATGTAAACAATAAAAGGAGAGTTAATGAGTATTGAAGTAAACAGTGTAGGTAAACTAAAGAATCGTAATAGTGGTAACAAACTAACACTTAGTGATTCAGATTATGTACTACGAGACAAGAAGAAAGAGAAGGGAAAGAATACACGTAACATTACTGGTCAAACAAGTAAGTACCAAGAGGAGCTAGCTCGTGTTAAGGCTGAAGCCCGTAGAGATGTAGAAAAAGAAATTATGTCTAGTGGTTTTATAGATACACTTAAAGCACAGATTAAGGCTGAAATGGAAGCTGAAGCTACATCTAAGACAAAGATTAAGGCTGAAAAGGAAACTGAAGCTACACCTAAGGCAAAGACAACAGGAGGTAAGTAATGGCTGAAGAACAAGTAAGCCTAGAAGCTAACCTTAGCCCTGAGGAACAATCAGCCTTAGCTAGAGCCAGAGGCACTACTGAGCAATATGCTGATAGTAAATATAATGATGATGGTTCCCCAAAAGAGGAGCAAATAGAGATTCCTGAGAAGTTTCAAGGTAAGTCACTAGAGGATGTTGTAAAAGCTTATACAGAGTTAGAGAAGAAGCTATCAGAGAAGAATACTTCATCTGAGCCTCCACAAGAGGAAAATAAGAAAGATACTTCTGAAAAAGAACAAAGTAATTCTGAAGTAGAGGATAAAGTAAATGCAATACTTTCACCTAAAGATTTTACGAAGTACGAAGAGGCTTACTTATCACAAGGTGCTCTAACTGACGAACATTACAAAGAGTTAGAAGGCAAAGGCTTATCTAAAGAAATAGTAGACCTCTACATTGAGGGAGCTAAGGCTAGAGAGCAATTATTTACACAACAAATCTATAATGTAGCAGGAGGTGAAGAAGCTTATACTGAACTTATCACATGGGCAAGTCAGAACCTAGATACAACAACTGCTCAACGACTTAATGAGGACTTAATGTCAGGCTCAGTAGAGAGAGCTAAGTTTGCTGTTGAAACACTACAGCTACGAAAAGGAACTCCACCTAGGAGAGTTGAGGGTAACTCAGCTGCTAGTGGAGATATTAAAGCTTATCGTAGTAAGACAGAGTGGCAGAAAGATGTCAGAGACCCTAACTATGGTAAGGATAAGAAGTTTACAGCTATGGTTGATGCTAAATTCTTAGCTTCTAAGAAAAAAGGTACTATTTAAGTACCTATACTTACGCTACGTCAATGCGAGCACACGTAGCTTGTTATCAGGGCTATACAGGTTTTACTCCTTTACTGTGTAGCCTAACTACCCCTATGGGGAAAGGAGAGTTATGATAGTAGATATAGTCGACAGCTACTATTATAGCGTAAATGTTTAATTTAGTGAGTATGAAAGCCTTAAGGTATTAGCTATGCGTAGTGAACCCAAGAGACAACTGGAAGAAAGCTAAGAGATACAACGATAGTGTTTAACTCTTTGGACACATTAAATAAGCAATGAGGACAATCAAAAAACTAAATTAAACTAAGGATATACAAATGGCAATTAATGCAAACAATATTACAGATACTACGGGAACTCGTGGTAATCCTGCGGATATGGCACTAGCTAAAGAGGTTTTCTCTGGGCTAGTAATGGAAGCGTTTGACAGAAAGAACATTGGTCTAAAACTGGTTTACAACCAAACTATTGAGAATGGCTCTAGCGCATACTTTCCCATCATTGCACAGTTAGCTGATACAGCTGGTGGAGCATACACTATTGGTGATGATGTATCTACTTCAGCTATTCCTGTTAAAGAACGTGTTATCACTATTGACCAGCCTCAATATGTTGCACTCTCTATCTCACGTCTTGAAGAGAAGATTCTAGCGTTTGACACTCGTGCTAAGCTTGCTAAGCAAATGGGTGAGGCTCTTGCTACTAAGATTGACAAAGAAGTATTCTCTGAGATTCTAGTTGCTTCTCAGACTTCTGGTACAATCGGTGGTGAGGTTATGCAACCTGATGGTTCTGAAGTATTCAATGATGACATTGTGAATGGTGCTACACCGGAAGCTAAAGGTGATGCACTCTTTGCAGCTATCTTTGAGGCTAACACACTCTTTAAAGAGAAAGATGTACCTGGTGACCCTGTTGTAGTTACTACTCCAGCTAACTTTAACTACCTTGTACAATCTTCTAAAGGTGTACATCGTGACTTTACAAGTGGCAACGGTGGAGTAGATGCAGGTACAATCGTTGAGATTGCTGGTCTTAAAATTATGTATAGTAATCACTTACCAGTAGATACTACTGTTGACGTAGGTGAAACTAACACTCGTTACTTACAGGCTCTAGTATTTACTGAGGACTGTGTAGGTGTTGTTAAGTTGATGGAAGTTATGACCGACATTGACCCACTACCTACTAAGATTCGTCAAGACTTGCTTAAGACCTTCTACTGGTTAGGAATGGGTGTACTTAATCCTTCAATGGCTTGTGCTATTGCTGGTGGTGATACAGGCGTAGAAGCCTAGTCTAACTAATCAAACCTAAAGGGGGTAATCTTTAGGGCTTTAGGGTATAGGGGTAGCTCCCCTCCTATTGCTCTTTAGGTTGCCCCTTTTTGGGTTAGGTGTTTAGTAAAATAGCTAATTACTAAACTATACCTATACAAAACATATAAAAGGATTAACATGGTTTTATTAGATGCTGTTAATCTATGCTTACGCTACATCGGAGAGATGCCAGTACCCTCATCAGTAGATATTGACTCCTTAGATGAGCTACATGAAGCTAGGATTATTAGGAATGAATTATTGACTACCTCCAGAGAACTACAAACTAGAGGCTGGTGGTTTAACAGAGAGCCTTGGGAGTTTATACCTAACAGTGTTGATAGTAAGATAGCTGTCCCTGTTACTGTATTAGCCATTAAAGGCACAGGGGCTAATTATGTTATTAGAGGGGGAAACCTCTATGATGTAGAAGGTAACACATTTACCTTTGATGATAAAGTAGAGTGTTTAGTAGTATGGGAGCTAGGTTTTGAAGAGTTGCCTCAGTCCTTTGCTCAGTTAGTAGCGTACACAACAGCTAGAGACGTACAAAGCTTCCTTAGAGGGGATACATCAGCTGATAAGAGATTACAAGAGAAAGTAGGTCAGGCATACTTAACAGTACAGAAAGAGGACTTATCTCATAGTCAATATAACCTAATAGCAGGTACAAGATTAGTAGATAGAACAACTAAACCTGTTCCTGTAACATAGGAGTAACTATGGCAAAAGTAAGTAAAACCTATAGTGCTCCTTATGGTGGTATGTCAGAACAGAATGATGAGTTAGTCTTAGATATTCTATGCAAGGATATGACTAACTGTATCCCTGATGTAGTCTTAGGAGTACAACGAAGGAATGGTACAGAGTATGTAGGTACTTTCCCTAAGGCTGTCGACCTATTTCATAACTATGATAGGGGGGAAGGTAATGAGAGGTATCTGTTTGGTTTAAACACTACTACAGGTGCTTTAGAGGTATATGATGACACAGGAGCATCAAAAGTAGTTACTTATACTAATGAAGCTACTATTAAGAGTTACTTAGGTACTAATAGTAGTAACTTAAAAGCTATCACTGTACAAGATAGAACTTTCATAGTAAACAAAGAGAAAGTAACAGCTATAGGAACTACCTCAGCTTTGGACACTAATTATGATAGAGTAGGTTATTACTGGCTTAGTAGGTCATCTAATGATGTAAACAATAAGTATAACTACGCTGTGTATTTAGATGGTAATACATTTCAGTATGCCTCTGAGAAGTCAGATATAGCAGCAACAGAGTTAGCTAATTTAATTAATGCTAGCGCTACTTATAATGCCACAGCTGTTGGTAGTATTATACAAATTACTAAAGCTGATGGAGGGGCTTTCTCTATGTCCTACTGGGACTCATGGGGTTCTCAGGCTTCCTTTGGCTGGGTTGGCTCAGTAGCAAAGCTATCTGACTTGCCTAGTGATATGCCTTTTAGTAATGTTATTGTTAAGATAACAGGTAATGATAATAGTGAGTTTACTAGTTACTATGTAAGGTGGGATGGAGATACATGGGTAGAGACTAAAGACCCTAAGGAAACTAGAGGTTCTTTTAGTAATATGCCTATTGCTGTTGATAGATTAGCTGATGGTACATTTCAAGCTACTCTTATAGATTGGTCAGAGCCACAGGTAGGGGATGATGTAACTAACCCTACACCCTCGTTCATTGGACGTAGATTAACTGATATATTTTTCTTTAAGAATAGATTAGGCTTCTCTAGTGGTGATAACATAGTAATGAGTAGGTTAGGTAACTATTATAACTTTTACATTCAGACAGCCTTAGAGGTGCTGGATACAGACCCTATCGACATTACTATTGCTACATCTAAAGCTAGTAGGATATATGACGTAACCCCCTTTCAAAGTCAGTTATACATGCTTACAAGGGATGAACAGTTTACTATTCAACAAGATGGAGCATTTAGCCCTACTGGTATCTCTGTAGTACCTGTAAGTAGCTACTCAGTTGATACTAACATTGAAGCTATGCCTATGGGGGATAGTCTATTCTTTCTATCACTTAACAGCGAAGCTAATAGGATTGTTAGAGAGTATAAGGTTGACCGTAATACACTCACTAACATAGGCAACAACGTAACTCTTACAGTACCTAGGCTTATCAAAGAGGTAGATCAAGCGGTAGTATCCACAGGTAACAATATGTTATTCCTTAAGGATAAGGCTAATCCTCGTCTATTATATGTATATAAGCTTACTAAGAATGGTGATGATGTTATACAGTCAGCGTGGAGTAAGTGGGAGTTTAGCTTTGATATTAGTTATATGTTTGTGTGGGGAGATGAGTTATATCTAGTTAATAACAATGAGCATATCTTAAAGCTATCTTTAGTACCTACACTAGATGCACGAGTAGATGAAGTAGATGACACCACTACAGTGTCCTTTGAGAGTTCAGTAGAATTACATAAATGGCTACCAAAGGTTAAACAAGACTTAAGAACATTTTTAGTCCCTATACAGGTAACTAGGGTAAGCTTCTATGCTAGTGGTAAGTTTGATGTAGACATTACAAGAGAGTCATATAACTATACATATACTAGGACATTTGAAAG